CGCCCATATCCTTCATGCTGTCCAAGGAAGCCTGTCTCAAAACGTGGCCGGTCTCAGTCTGGGCGATCAATTTAGATCGATATTTGCTCATGTTGTCGAAGGTGTTCCGGATATCTCTGGCGAGCCCTTCGACACCGCGTTTGTTTTCGATCCCGTCAATGATGACTTTGGCCAGACGAGATTTAGTTTCCTCGTCCATCTTGGTGACCAATTTCGCGCAGTGTTGCTCAGCCCACTTTATGGCGCTCTGCATGGGCGGACCTTCATAGGATATCGGGATTCCAGCCTTGGTCTTGCCCCAATCGATCATCTGAGTCGAGGCGGAAATATAGGCTGCAGCCGCCCAGGTAATCATTATATTAAGCAATTCCGCGGTGAATATCTGTATCTCCGGATCGAGCCAATCTTCCTGACCGGAAGGCAGCTTGGTCCGGGCTTCTTTAACGTACTGGTAATAAATCTCAGCCAACTTATGATACGGGAAAGCGTTACTCAACGATTGAAAATATTTCTCGATGTCCTTACGGAACTTATCCTGGAGTTTGAGGTTCTTCGGATCATTGAGACGCGCTGGGACGGCACGGGATTCAAATAAATCTATCAGGCCATCGATCTCGCGTATGACCTGGTCGATCATGCGCAGTCTGGGCAGGGTTTCACCACCAACCCCGCCTGCTCCTCGATGTATTTCTTGCCTTTGCACATTGAGCAAAGGGCGTTACTTTTATCCTGTAACGCCTTTTTCTCCCTGAAACGCTTTACTCTATCGGCTGTGGTTTTACGCTGCAAGTCCTTGTTCTTGTAAGTCATGTAACGCCTCTTTAAGCTCTTTCAGGATTTTGACCATTCTCATGGCCGAACTCTCTTTGTTCTTCTTGGGATCCTCGAGGTCCTTGATAGCCTGGTCGATGTTGTTTATGCCGCAGCTCATCAAAGCCTGTCTCTGGACGTCGATCATCTCAGCGAACTGCGGGAATGCGGTCACCAGATTGGTTATGCCAGTCATGGCGGCTAAAGTTTCCTCCGGGGCGATGGGCGGGAAGTCGATGTCGATTGTCGGGTCCTTGACCCCACGCTCTTCCAAAATGACTTTCAGGATGTCGGTGTAAGCGTCGGACCATAATTGCTGATGTGAACCGAATTGTTTCAGAAGGGGCAATTCCACGGTTTTGGCCGTGGCCAGGTTTCCCGTGGCGATATCCCCGAAGTATTGCTCCGGTATTCCCACGCCGGCGCAGACCTGGAGCTTGATCATCCTGCCGTCGTCTTTGGCCTCGGTGCCGCCTGTGGATGTTTTGATGGGCTGAGTATCCACGCCTGCGTTCTCGATGAGAACAGACCCGGCCTGAGGGTATTTCTCGTTGGTTTTGGCTTTAACAGCAGCAACCTGGGCGGTCCCACCGGGAACTTTCTGCTTCCATGCCCAGCGCGCCAGGGAGCGCACTATTGCTATTCTCGAGGCCAGAAAACGCCTGTACTGATCTATCCAGTCCATCACGCAAAGCAATAATGGCGCCCCGCGTTGGCCGATTGAATTGAACTCCAAATGGTAAACGATGGCCCCGTCTTTCACTTCCAGGTCGCCGCCTATTATTTCCACTGGCTCTCCCTTTACATTGAGCCAGGACCGGTAAACGGTATCCCCATGGAAACCCAAAGCATCGCACCAGGTCCTTTTATAATACATAGGGGTTTCGATGTCTTCGGGATCCGTGATGATCTCTGTGATCTCCAAAGGATCAATCCAGCGGATTCTCACTTGATCGGTCCCGATGAATAGGGCGAAGAATATCTCGCCGTCCACGAGCAATTTATCTGAAGACTTCCGCTGGCCTTTGGCTGATGTTAACGGACGATTGAATTTGTCATTCCAGAATGAGTCTATTAGTTTTTTGACATTCTCATCCTGGGAATGAATCGATATCCCGCTCCCGAATGTGTAATCGGTCCATATGTTTATGGCGCGTTTGGCCAACGGGTCGAGAGAGAACATCCTTCTGGACCGCCTGACCAGCGTGGGCCTTAACGTAGGTAAAAGGTCGATGGCCTCATTGGAATAATTACCAAATGTCAGCCAGCCGCGGTCTTCGATTTCGAGTTCTTTCTCTACGTCTTTAGTGGCTTCCAGTATGTCATCTATCATAGCTCTAACTCTCTCTCGACTTCGGTGCCGGCATCGTAGACAATTACTTGTTCCTGAAGTTCATTGAACAGTTCAGTCCAGGCCCACACGAGAGCATCCATTCTATTGGGGCTTTCTTTATCACCGGGTACCCAGGTGCATTGTTCATCTTCAAGAGCAGGAAACGACCCTACGTGGTGCATTCGTCCCTGTTCGTACATCGCAACCACAGGCTCTGCTCTTACAGCCTTTCCACGCGTGGCGTGGACGTTTTTGTATCTGATGATCTGGTTTCGTGCTCTGGCAGCCTGCAAGATGGTGCTCTCCACCATGTCGCCGCCGAAGTTGGCTTCACCCACAACTCTATCAGCTGCATTCCGGTTATAAGATGTTAAAACAGCTTCCGCCCATTGATCAGGGGAGGCCTGCAGACTTCTGTCCTCGAGAACATAACCATGCGGCTGCCCGTCTACAATTGCCATCCCTACCACCAAAATGCCGCATTCTGTGGCGCCGCCGGGAGGGTCCACTCCGACCGCTATCCTTATTAATTGAGGGAATTCCGTCACGCGATTTTTCTCGATCAGGTCACGTGTCCAGAGCGCTCCCTCAACATCATCCATGATCTCCCCGGCCAATTCCTGCCTTCCTAAAGTAGTCCCCTCGTATTTATTCAAAATATACTTCAGGAATTCAGGCGCCAGGTTATCCCGGTTGTCCATGGTATGCCCGTGAGTGACAACCGCTCGCGGATCAGCAATTATGTTTTTAATGATCTTGATCGGCCTGGGTGTGGTGGTAACTATGACCTGCGGTTTATTTCCCGACCGCAGGCCGAACATCAGGTTATCCCACGTCTCCTGTGGGTATTTGAATTTAGCGAGCTCATCTACCCAAGCTTTAGAGTGCTGGGGGCCTCGCAACTGGTCAGGCTCGTCGCCTGAATAAATAACCGCCTGCGATCCGTTAGGCCAGGTCAGGCGTCTTTTGCTCGGTTCGTATTCCGGTATAAACCAGGGTGGTGAAACTTTCAGTATTGAGCTCTCGCCCAGCTCCACCATGGTGTCCCGCACATCCGCCTTCGTCTCGCCCACCAGTGCGATAGGCGAGAAATCCTTAGCCCATTTGATGATGAGTTCCGAGCCGGCGCGGGTTTTACCGAATCCCCTTCCCGATCTCAATAACCAAATGTACCAATTGGAAGAAGGAGGTAATTGATTGGGCCGCGCCCAGAATTCCCAGTCATAAAGGAGAGATTCGGCTTCTTCCTGGCTAAGACTGTTTAGTATCTCGCGTCTTTTCGAGGCGGTCAGCAATGCGATCGATTGCGCCAATGAGTTTGCCCTTGGCATCGACTTCAGTTTTATCCCCATCGCCTACCTTCTCACCGAAAGCCAATCTCCCGGCTTTCTGATAATCAGTCAACGCTTTCCCGAAGGAGGAAATAGCTGTCTTCCGCGCGAGTATCCACTCTATAGCTTCTTCGGCTGTGGCCTTCTTAGGCGGTTTCTGTCCGGCAGCGTTGTCCAGTTCAATATTAATAATCCTCACACCCTTCCGCGCAGCCGCCAGGCAGTCCTGATCGAACTGAGTAATCTCAGTAGCCAGCTCCGTGGATCGCTGCTCGGCAGCCATCTGCTGGGTCTTGGAACGCCACAATTTACGGGCCTCAGTCCATTTCTCTTTTGCAGCATGCCGTCTTACCGTGTCCTCTCTAACCTTAAAAGCCACAGCAATATCCGCAAGGCTTTTGTCAGTTGTAACGTATGCTGTTTTAATAACATCCCAGTCGGTCTTCATTGTGGCTTTTTGTGCGTTTTTTGTGGCTTTTTGTATTTAGAGTGTGTGGCCTTTAGAACCACCACCAGGGAGAATTCATGCGCAGAATAGCGCCGGCGAAAAGTTCAATGAGAATAAAAACGTAAACCAGGGCTTCCTGGATGGTCATCGGCGGAGTCGGCAGGATTCGAACCTGCGATGCTCGCGCATTTCCGTTTTCAAGACGGCTCCGATCAGCCTCTCCGGCACGACTCCATGGAGCTGCTTGTAAGACTTGAACTCACAACCTGATGTTTACAAAACACCTGCTCTGCCATTGAGCTACAGCAGCATGGTAGCGGGCCCCGGAGTCGCGCCGGGTATCTCCAGTTTATGAGGCTGGCGGCTTACTCTTTGCCCTGCCCGCGACAAGTCCTAAAGGTGATAGGAAAATAGACACTTGAATTGT